ATAAAATTCATATTTGTAACCATTTTCTTTGCAATACTTTTCTAATGCATCTTTTTGTGCTTGAATAGAAAAGCCAAACCTTGCCTGTTCGTCAGTGCTTACACGGCAATAACAAGCTACATATTTCATAAAAAATTACCTTCTTTCTAAAATTTAAAAATTTTCTTGAAAAAAGGCTTTATGTTATGCTATAATATGTAGCATAAAGATACCTTCATTCAAGGTTCTTTGATATAGAGAATTATGTGTCGTATCGCCAAATAGAGACATAGTTCTCTTTTTTATTGATTATTTTTTAATTGAATCTTATTTATAATAGTAAAATTTTAAAGCTTGTTTTATCTGCTCATCTGTATAGTCGTTTATGTTTATGTCATTATCTATTTTATAATCATAATATCCCATTCTATGAGCATTGTCTTCTATAAATTGTTCTACTACATCTTTTGGTTTTTTTTCAATATAATAGGTATCTATAATATATTGTCTTAATTCACAATGACAATAATATGTAAAGGCATAAAAAGACAATATTAATATAAAAAATACTTCAGATATATGAAATTGTGTTAATACATATGCAAAACAGAAAACACTAATAGTATTAAAAATGTAAAAGAATATATTCATTATTTTTTCAGATTTCATATAAGTTACTCCTTTAAAATTCTCTTTTTAGTTGCTTAACAATTCCAACAATTCTAACTGGAATTGTGTCCATTTCTTCTTCTGTAAAAATAAGTGGATCATAATTTGTATTAAATGGTTGTAATAGTATTTTACTTTCACTCTTTTTACCTTTTTTTATTGTAGCTTCATCACCATTAACTATGGCTACAACAATATCTCCATTTTCAAAATCATCTTGTTTTTTTATTATAACTATATCATCTTCAATTAAAACTGGAGCCATACTATCTCCTTTAACTTTTAAAGCGAAAAATTCTCCACCATCAGCAAGTTTTTTATCTATATCAATAGTACCAATCCAATTTTCTTGAGCTAGATAATCATAACCAGCCTTAACAGTACCAAGAATAGGAATTTCGACAACTGGATTCCCTAGTTTGTCTATCTTTGTGTTTGCTTCTCTTTCCATAGAAACATCATATCCTAGAAGCCATACTTCATTAACATTAAGCGCTTCTGCTAGAATAGTGAGTTTCCTTTGTTTAGCATTAGATACACCAGATAGATATTTATTAATTAAAGTTTTATCTAGTTTGGTCTTTTCAACCAAATCAACTTGCTTTATGTTTCTATAATCCATGGCTTCTTTTAATCTATTTTGAAAACTGTCTACAATTTGCATAACTTACCTCCGACAATTAAATTATAAAGAAAAATTGAAAAAAAATCAATAGAAAAATAAAAAAAATGTAAAAAAGTTGAAAAAAATTCAAAAAAAGTATTGACATTATTTTTTAGGTTTGATAATATAATCACAACAAGTTGAAAAAACTTCAACAAATAAGGAGGTGCAAAGATGATTAGATACAATTTTGATAAATTGAAAGGCAAAATAAAAGAAATGTTCAATACTCAAAATGATTTTGCTACAGCAATGGAAATGGCTCCAAATACATTAAGCGCAAAGTTAAACAATATTTCAGAGTTTACAAGTAACGAGATCAGTAAGGCAATAGAATTATTAAGTATTGATTCAAAAGAAGAAGCATGGAATATTTTTTTTACACAACAAGTTGAAAAAACTTCAACAAAATTAAAGTAGTAAGAAATAAAGGCGATACGACACAAAAAAGGAAAGGAGAAAAGAGAATGTGAGTTTTGAACAGATATATGAAACGCTAATAAAGATTTACGCAGAACAGGAAAATGTAAAAGTTGATATACAAATAGAAAGAAGGAAAAACGAATGAAAAAGAAAGTAAATAAAAAAACAAAGCAGAAGATTAAAGAATATATTTATTGTGCAATATTTGGATTGTTTTGGGCAGCATTTATAGCAATAGGATTTTAGGAGGGAAAAATGGAAACAACAAGACCGAGAGGAACAGATAAAGCAGAAGTTATGAAAGTTATAAAGACAACATCATTATTGGGACGAGGAACGGAAAAAGACCCAGTAAGATATATTTATCAATACTGGGATTTTGAAGGAAATTTGTTGGCTAGTCATGATACTTTAGACGAGACTACTGATTAGATTTAATTTGTTTTTGAGATTTTTTATCATCGGCAATAGCGGTAATATCATATAAAAGTTGTTCTTCATCATGACGAGATATATACCATTTATCAACTAAAAGCTCTATCAACTTTAACAATTTTTGAGCTTCGTCAGGGTCAACATCAATAATTACATTAACATCACTTTCCATGTGCGCACCAATGTTGCCAACAGAACGAAGAGAATCTATAGCCTTCCATTGCGTAGGAGGAACTAAACTTTGGAGAACAGTAATTTCATCAACTAAACGAGGTTTCACAATTCCAAAAAAATCTCGAATCATTCCTTGTAAGCAACGACGAGCAAGAGTAGCAGAAGCCTTAGGACTTAAATTGATTATAGAATATGCTTCTTCATAATCTTCTCGAATAGATTGAGGAATATAATCAGGAAATTGTTTAGCTAAAGAATTAGGATAAAGAGGAATAGAAATATTTTCTAGAAGTTCTTTACCGTTAGCAACAAAACTAACTTTATTACATTCAGGACAACTAAACATATCTATTTGAAAAATTGCAGAATTTTCACAATTATCATCGTCTGAAAAATGTGGAGTTCCTTTATTAAAGAAACAAGATATGTTTCGGTATGTTGTTGAAATAATAGGAACTGAAGAATTACAGAATGGACACATAAAACTAGACATAATAACACCTCACTTTCTAGAATATTTTTAGTATGAGGTAATTATACATAATTTTACAAAATTTTACAAGAAAGGAGGACAAGAATATGGTAGATACAATATTAACAATACTACTTTTTATAGTCTTAATTGAAGTAATAATTAATACATACTTATGGAACAGACAAAAAGAGATAGTTGAAGATTTGGCAGAAGATTGCAACAATTTTATAGACACAGAATTAGAACTAGAAAGCATTATATTAAGTGCTAAAGCAAACAAAGAATTACCATTTGTTACAGTAGAAAAAATAGAAAAAGTACTATTTCCAGACAACAAACAAGTGAAATAGTACCCAAACTTATTAGTAAATATTTTTACTTTTTATATTTTACTACATAAGAAATAAAAAGTCAAGGAGGAACGCAGAATGGAACTACAAGACAGATACGACGAACTAGACAATTTAATAAGCTCACTTAATTCGTTAATGGACGAATTAACAGATAAGAATTATATTGAACAGCTAGAGCTTATTAAATATGAAGCACAAAACGAATTTGAAGACGTGTCAGAACAATTAAGTGCAGAACAAGAAAGAGAATATGCAGAAATAAATTATCAATACGAGAGGAGTGTAATTTAATGTTAAAAAGTTATGAAGAATTAAGAAAAGTTGATGTAAGTAAATGGGTAGAACAAAGAGATGGAGCAGACTATTTGAATTGGGCAAAAGTTGTTGATTTATTACACGAAAACGGAGCTGAAAAAGTTTATTTTGAACCCGTTGTAAATGAATTGACAGGAAGTAGCTTATATATGACAGATAAAGAATTTGAAGACAGCAAAGGAAATATAAACAGAGTGTACGAAACTGCAGTAAAAATTGTAATAGATGATTTAGAGTTTATTCAAAGAGGACCTGTTACAAACGGTTCAAATCCAGTAAAAGACAACTCTATGAGCCAACAAAGGTTATGGAATTGTCAAACTAGATTATTCGTTAAAGGAGTTGCTATAAGAACTGGTTTAGGATTTGATTTATGGTTAAAAGAAGAATTAAAAGACTCTAAAAATAACTGGGAAGATGATTTATCAAGACATGACATATTTAAGATAAAAGAAAGATGTCAACAAATTTATACTCAAAAACTAAAAGAAGGATTATCAGTAAAAGAAATTGCTGAAAAATTACACAAAACAGAAGACGAAGTAAAAGCATTATTTAGTTATTTTGATACTTTAAGTAATTTTGAGAGAGATTTAGCTAACATTGATACAAAATCAAGATAGAAGTGGTTACATAGGTGCATCAGATACAAGTATGGCTGTTGGAAATTGGAATACAAAAACATTTGAAAACTGGTGGTTAATTAAACTAGGACTTAGTAGAAACAATTTTTCAACAGAAGCTACTAAAGCAGGTAATAATTATGAACACAAAATATTACAAGCACTAAATATTCCAAATTTAGAGATGGACAAGCAAATAATAATAGATAGATTAAGGGTGAATTTGGACGGGAACACAGCTGATTGCATTTATGAGGTTAAAACTCACAACATTGACAAAGAATTTAAAGTATCAAAGCAATATTGGAGACAGGCACAGGTTGAAATGTATGCTTTTAATACAAGAAATTTATATATAGTTTCTTATGCATTAGAAGAAAAAGACTATAAGAATTATTTTAACGAAATAGATATTGATAGAGTGAAGTTTCACAAAGTAGATTATGATGAAGACTTTATAAGCAAAGAGTATTTACCAAGACTACAAATATTAAGTAAATGTTTGAAAAAAGGAGCTTTTCCATGCAAACTACAGGAATTATAAATGATATTAGTATAGATTTTGACACACGAAAACCAAAAATAAGCATAGTTTTAGATACGAATGAGATAAGTGCTGTCGAACAACTTAAAAACGAAAATAAGCTAAATATTGAGCTAAAGAAATGGTATAAAAAGAGGTCCTTAGATGCTAATTCATATTGTTGGGTTCTATGTGATTTAATTGCAAAAAAATTAACAACAAATGATGCAGTAATAACAAAAGAAGATATATACAAAGATGCAATTTCAAATATAGGCACATTTCAAGCTATGATAATAGAAGAGAAAGCATTTGAAGATTTTAAAAGAATTTGGCAGAATCAAGGATTAGGTTTTTTAGTAAGAGAGATTTCGAGAAAAGACAAGTGCGTAAAAGTACAAGCTTACTATGGCTCTAGTACATACAACACAAAAGAAATGAGTTTATTGATTGAATTACTAATACAAGAATGTAAGCAATTAGAAATAGAAACTAAAACACCAGCTGAAATAAAGAGTTTATTAGATAGTTGGAGTGGCACTAATAGATGAACAACCCCCACCTTTTATTGTTATTGTTAGTGCCACGCGCCCTTTAAATAAGGAGGCAATATGAAATCGATATTACAAGAAGAAAAAAGATGTTATATATGTGGACTATATAGTCCAGTAGAAGAACATCATATATATTTTGGAAATCCGAACAGAAGAATATCAGAAGAAAATGGATTTAAAGTTTGGTTATGTGCTGAACATCATAGAGGAACTATTGGAGTACATGGCAAACTAGGACATAGTTTAGATTTAAAGTTAAAAGAAATTTGTGAAAAAAAGTATATAAATCTGGGACATACAAAAGAAGAATTTATAAGATTAATAGGTAAAAATTATTTATAGGAGGATTTAAAATGAAATTTAAAATTGGAGATAAGGTAAAGGTAGTTAAATGTGAAATTTTAGGAGAATGTTGCGGAAATATTAACAAAATTTCTACAATAACACAAGTAGAAAAGGATGTGCCTTATCCATATATGTTAAAAGATTTAGATGAAGTTTTTAGAGAAGATGAACTAGAACTAGTACAAGAAAAACAATTTACAAAAGCTGATTTAAAAGACGGAGATAAATGTACATTAAAAAATGGACAAGTTATATTTGTTGACAAGACTTCAAATTATGGTTTTAGCAACATTAATGAACAATTAAAATATTTTAATGATGATGTAAGTATCGTCAAGGTAGAAAGACCAGTAGAATATGAAACAATGTTTGAAAGAAAAGAAGAGATATTAGACGAGGTAGAGAAGAAGTATTTAGTAGATGTTGTTAGACCTTTTAGGAGTAAAGTTAGATCTGTTTATAAGATGGCTCCTATTGGTAGCAATAAAGAATTTATAAATATACAACTGAGAGATGAGAATTTTACTTTACCATACTTTAAAAAAGGAACAATGTACAAAGAAATGCAAACAGGTAAACGATACACATTAGAAAAATTAGGAATATAACAACAAGGGCTAGACAACAAAAACTAGCCCTTTATTTTACGAAAGGAGAAAACAATGAAAGACCCAGCATTTCTATTTTATAGTAGCGATTTTCTTTCTGGAACGATGTTAATGACAGATGAAGAAATAGGGCAATATATAAAATTAATATGTTTACAACATCAAAAAGGTCATTTGAAAGAGAAAGATATATTAAACATATGTAAAACACATAATGAAGAAAT